ATAGCAATAACTGCCTCTGCCAAGGAAGCACTAGACACAGCACGCTCAGCCTTCACCCAAGCAACTTCAGAACTAAACCAAGAACGCCAAGCACTCTCGCTTCAGGAACTACTCACTACTAATGCAAAGTCTCAGCTCGACTCAGCTTCCAGCAACAACCAAACACTAACTCAACTTTACAATAACGCAAGCGAAGCACACTCAGAAGCCCAGGCAGCACTAACCCAGGCAGACTTCTCACTAAGCCAAGCACAGGCAGCATACAACCAGGCACAGACTAATCTAAACCAGGCACAGTCAAACTACGACAACAACCTTATCCCTGACCCCAACTGGACAGCACCTACCTACCAAAAAGAGAACACCCGTTTAGTTCCTTACACCGAGATTCAGTTAGTTAGAACACTTGTTCCAAGAACCACATACATAACCACAGGCGGAATCAAAGCAGAGGTCTTCGACCGCAGAGGGTATAACAATGCCCCACCTCTACCTACTCAGAACGAAGTACCAATCCACACAGAAACAGTTCAGGAAATTAACTTCAACTGGGGTTCAGGACAGGTTCTAAACTCTGGACGCTCTGAGGATGTCATTGTTCGCTTTACTGGGAACATTATGGTTCCACAGGACGGCTACTACCAGTTCTACTCCCCAGCAGATGACGGAACCAAACTCAACATCGCAGGCATGGACCTAACCGAAGACTGGTACGACAAAGGCGGAGGCGGAACTATCTCTGACCCAGTATTCATTAGAGCAGGAATCCTCTACCCATTCACCCTCCACTACTACGAAAACGGAGGTGGTGCTAATGTCTCCCTCCAGACCTACAGCCCACAGCAAGGGTTCAACGTTCTACCATCTACTTGGCTAGGTACATCAGTAAGGGAAGAAACAACTTACGAAGAAGTCATTACTTACGAAGAAGTTACCAAGTACAGAGAAGAAATCTACTACACCACAGAACCAGTCCTTATCGAAGGCACCCTCCAAGTAAAGATTAACGAAGGCGGCCAAGCAACCTTCACGGCCCCAGAAGGCTCAACCTTTACAAGAAGCAACCTACGCTACGAGGCAGTTGACCGACCAGAGTGCGGCGTAGACATCAACCCACCAGTAAAGGGCCAAACCCAAGTAACCATCTCTGCCGACAACTCAGTCTGGGGTGACCCTTGTGGTGGCTGGTACAAGCACATCACAGGAACCATCTCCTACCTTGGACAGCCAACAGCCCCACTCATCAAGAACCCTGCTCTACTTGCACCTCTACAAGAAGCACAGGTTGCTAAAGACTTAGCACTACTAAACCTCCAGCAAGAACAATCAAAGCAAGAAGCGTCTCAGGAGAGTTTTAGCACTGCCACCCAACTTCTCACTAACGCACAGGAAGCACTAAACAACTCAGATGCTGCCCTGGAAGAAGCAAATCAGGCTTATTTAGAAGCTCAAACCCAACTTTCTACTAACAAATCTAAAGTTGCAGAAGCAGAACAAAAAACGAATACAGCACAAGAAGACTTATCTTCTAAAGAGTCTGCCCACACTTCTAACGAACAAACCCTACTTACTAACCAACAAACAGAGCAGTCAGCCCTAGCAACTAAAACCTCCACCGAAACTCAACTATCTACCGCTAAGTCCATAACAATAGCAACCTCCACTGAAAAGACCGCAGCCGAAGCACAACTGACTACAACTGAAACAGAAACAGCAACTGCCTACCAGACGCTCGCAACCATACCTCTACCTGACCTAACACCAGTCCAGCAAATCCTAGACATAGAGCCAACCCCAGAACCAGAACTAGAAGAACAGGGTTCAGCAGAGATTCCAGCAGTCATTGAGAACCTAATGGACATCAACCTTGAAGCCGTTGACCCTACAGAACTGACCGAAGCACAAGCAGAACAACTAGTAGCAGCAGCCCTAGAAACCTTCGAGACAGCCACAGAAGGCTCACCAGAGTACGAACAGGCTCTCGACGCTCTATTCCTTGCAGCCCAGCAAGACGACATAGAGGTTGACCCTGCACTAGCAGACATCCCAGGAGTTGGACAAGCAGCCGCTGCAGTAGTTGCAATCTTCAACTTAGTTGGCAACGTTGGTGCCGACATCTCCCCAGAGAAACGCAAAGAGGCTCAGACCCTCGTTGTAACCACCCTAGTTGTTGGGCAGATAGCCCAAGCTGCTGCAATGGCTTCAGCCACATCAGCAAGTTCATTTAGAAGAAAGTAGAACAACCCATGAAAAAAGCATTCAAATTCATAGGCGAACTATTCAAAGACATCCTTGACCAAGCATGGACCCTACTCGGTCTTGCTCTTGGTTGGGTGCTTCTTGAGGGTTCAGCCAGAGAAATTGTAGGGAAACTAATCGGAATCACCCTACTCATTTGGATAATCACATTCCCTATTAGAAGAGAGAAAGAAGATGATTAAGTATCTAAAGGCTTACTACTCCCTAAAGCAAGAAGATATAACTCCCCTTGCTCTAGCGTCTTGGCGTGAGTACATCAAGGGCAAGAAGCGTATCTACAACATGGACGTCTGCACTAGATACCAGCAAGCGTTCACTCACTCCTACCGCCACGAATACGCTAAGTCCCAACTAGCAGTTCTCAAACAGCGGTAAAATTAGACGTAACCCTCAAACGTAAGGAGACATAATAATGTCAAAAGAAATCAAGTACTTCGAACCATTCTCACCAAAGACTCGCGGCGACGAGCTTGGTAACCTAGCACCATACCGCAACGGACGTCCACACAGAGGACAAGACTGGGCTCCAAAGGAGAACTCACCAATCAAGGCTATCTGCGACGGAACTGTAGGAAAGGTATTCTGGACTGACGTTCTAGGACACTGCATCGTACATTCATCAGCAGACGCTAAGTATTGGGTGCTATACGCACACCTTGCAAAGGAATCAACCCTAAAGAAGGGCGACAAGGTTGTAGGCGGACAGACTGTTCTTGGTCTAGTTGGTGGCGGAAGAAACACACCATCAGGCTCAGCCTCAACTGGTGCCCACCTCCACATGACTGTTGCCAAGATGGGACCTAAGTTCTCAGGCGTAGACGCTCACCTTGCACCATTCGATGACCTAGTTGACCCACTACCACTCTTCAGTGCAGCACCTAAGAAGACTGTTGCAGCAAAAGTTGTATCAGCCGTCAAGAAGGTTGTTCCAACCAAGAAGCCATAAGTTTCCGACAAGGAATAAGAAAACCCCCTGCCTAGAAAACAGGGGGCTTTTCTTTTTAACTAACGTGCGTTACCCAGAAATACTGACATCTCTCACAGCAAGGCTTGTTATCCACATCAGTCAATGCACTACTGAACTGGAAATAATACACAGGGTCTTTGCGATACAAGTTTGCTTTGTGTGTAGCCATAACTCTGTGGCTCTTCTCGTTGTCGTGGAACCACATAGGTAATCCATCTCCCCAGTTGTCATAGTTTGCTAAAAACAATGTATTGATATTACGCACATTATTTATAGTCTTGATGCCACGCTTATCAGCCTCTTCAACACAAACCATGACGTAGGCTAACAAAGCCTTCTCGTGACCTCTCCACATCTTTACTGCAGGGTGATTACGCCATCCGGCTTTAGGGTCGTCATTACTAAGGACGTTGAGGATTTGGTATCCCTCAAGGATTTGCTTGTTGAGGCGTTTGTTATCCAAAACCTCTGCGGACTTGTTGAAGTCCTTGTACGGTAGAAATGTTTGCATACTTAGAACATACACACAACCAAACAACTTGTCAAGTACATTTACATATATTTATTAAATAAAAAACCCCCCACCAAATCAATCGAAGGTGAGGGGTTTCTTATCGCAGAAAGGAGCAGTAATAAAGGGGAACACAAAAAAACCTTTATTACACTATTTATTATAGTCCTTTTCTGGAGGTTTTGGTTAGAAACGCCGAATTACTTAAAAAAGTCATCGTCGTCATCGTCCCCAAAAGCATCATCATTTTTCATCTGAAGTTCGATGTTATCCATCAAATCTTTGAAAGTCTTCATGGTTTCAGCGACCTTACGGCTCTTGACTTCCATCTCTAACAGCTCAGCCTTGTAAATCAACTTAGCCATCAGCCTACGCTCACGAGGGGTTAGGTTCTTGAAGGTAACGTTAGCCAAGATGTTGAAGTTGATTTCAGCCAAGTGGCGGTTCTTCTGGAGCTTTCTTATGTAACGTTCACGCATGTGTTTTCCTAACTATTATTTATGAGACTATCTTAGCACTGACGCAAGAGTGGAATCGATACTTGTTATAAATTCCTGAATACTTCCGTTGTTGCGTAGAACTAAGTCATACTCAAAATCTGCCATACCATCCTCAGACGCATGACCATTAGCAGCCTCTACACCATCACGTTCAATCCTGATAATGAATCCACCATCAGCCCTAATCGCTTGAGCCTCGTTGAGATACCTAACGTCTGAAACAACGCAGTTTCCCTCAATCTGAGAAACACGATTCATAGTCTGCTCTACCCAAAAGTCTTCGCCAAACATCTCACGACCAACTTCAGTACCCATCCGTTGCATTAGACCACGAATGTCTGGACTTATCTTCTTAAGTTCTTCCCAACCAAATACTCCAACAGCAGTTGCTAACTTAGCCAACTTGAACCCACCAACCTCTATCGTTGGATTCAAACGAACTAATGCCTCACGCATAGGGTCAGCAAAAGCAATCTTTGTATACCCACCACCACTAACCAGATGGTCAGCAAGAGTGTCTTTACCAGAACGTGCTACGCCACTAAGACCAATAAGGTAGCCCACGACTACTCGTTCTCGGGCTTTTCAAAAGCCAAGCGAGTGATTTCCTCAGACGCAAGCAATACAGCAATAGGTGCAGATGCAGTAATCAATACACCAACCCACGCACGATAGTCAGACAGAGAGCCATCCCAGAACGCAAGTGTGTGAGCAATGTTGGCAATTACAGAAACAGACGCGAACGCAATCAGCCCAGCAAATGTTCTCCAAGTGCTTTCACCTCTGGCTTTGAAAACAACCAAAGAGATTGTGTAGGCCAAAATAGCGGCGTCGATGAAAATGGCTGGGAGCCACTGCAAGAACGGAGGTAGCCCAGTCCACGCAGATACTTCATAGATACCACTGAAAGATACGCTGAACGATGTAATCATCAGCAACGCAACCAAGATAACAGCCGTTGCCAAAACTGGAATAGCATCTGGGTTGATACGAGCAGACTTCTTTTTAGGCCAGTCGATGTCAAGCTTTGAGAGGTCATCAATAGCCTCTAGACGAGCATCAACGCTAGTCTTCTTGTTATCAAAAATCTCACGCACGCTTGTAGGTCTAGGCGGAGCAGGTGATGCAGGAGGAGGAGTTACAACTCCAAGCAGGGGCTCAACTACAGCAGCTCCACCAGCATTCAAAGGGGGCATTAGTTCCTCGGGAAACTTCTCATAGAAGTTGCGAGGGTCATTTTCTTCATATGTCATTTTTGTTCCTTGTCTTTGTATTTTACTTATTACTACGCCACTATACTACTAAAAATCCAACTGTCCGTCAACCTGCTTAGCGGCGTGGTTTAGACGACCTTCAATGATAGGCAGGTAATCAGAAGTCAACTCAACGCCAACAAACCTAAACCCTTCCAACAAAGCAGCCTTACCTGTTGAACCTGAACCAGTAAATGGGTCCAGCACCACTCCACCCTTAGGAGTTACTAGTCTTACCAACTCACGCATGAGAGAGGTTGGCTTTACCGTTGGGTGTAAGTTGTGTATCTCTAGACCTTCGTTGCGGTCTTTCTTATTAGCTTTTGCAGTGTAGAAGAATCTACTAGCACCACCAGCATCATTAAAACCTCTTACAGTGCCATCGATATCTTCTCTAGCACCATACTCAGAACCATACTTACCAGAACGGATATCTGGCACAGCCATCTTTCCTGCTCTACTTTTGCTGACTCCACTCTGTCTGTTTACTTCCTTAACAGGACAACCCTCTATGCATTCAAACACAGCAGTAGCGACTTCATAATCACGATACTCAGAAGTATCAGAGCCTCTGTCAGGGTCTCCACCAGCAAACGTACCCTGAGGTGCGTTGTGATTACTAATAATTTCTACAGCAGTTCCAACCTCTACGCAGTCTTCTGCGTGAGTAAACATGACATTTGCCGGCCAACGGCCAACGCTCTTGCGACCTGTATAAGGTTCGCCAACAGCATCTCCAAAAGGTTTAGCACCGTTATCGAAAGTATTGATAGTAACTTCCTCATTGCCAACACGAGTTCCATCGATGTTGATTCCACCGACACCCCACTTAGCAACATTCAAAGCAATAGTCTTCTCACTCACAGGCTTGCGAGCAACGATGATAGGTTCTAGGGCTGGCTTTAGTGCCGTTCCCCATCCTTCCCATTCCTTTGCCAAATCTGTTGAAGCCACTGTGACAGGGATATCACGAGCAGGAACACCAACGCTATCGGTACTACCAGCAAATAACTTATCGCCCTTTTCAGACCAGTCCTGTGCAGCACTTCCTACCATCCTTTTCGTTCCAACGACTTCTCGCTCTGCTCCCGCAGCTTTATCCATTGCCTTCGAGATATCCATACTCTTAGGAAAACCAGAACCATAAATCCATGCGATACCATCACGAATCTCAAACCCAGCCATACGAACAGACAACCCCATAAGGTCCTGTGTTCTTGAACCAGCAAACACCAACATATGTCCACCTGGCTTTAGAACTCTAAAACACTCATCCCACACAGCAGGAGGCGGAACGAAAGCGTCCCATGCTTTGCCCATGAATCCCTTACCGACGGGCGTAAAATCACGTTCTCCAGTAGCCCACTTAGTTAGCGTCTCTGCTACATGCTCAGGGTCTGTATTACTCAACCCATAAGGAGGGTCAGTTACAATCGAATCTACGGAGTTATCTTCTAATCCACGGAGAACTTCTAAACAGTCGCCGTTGTAAACTACAGCACCGTTTGCGTCATAAAACTTAGTCATAGGCTAAATCCTATCAACTATCTGAATCTTCTAGTAGCCAGTCAATTAGCCCAGGATTCTGCGAGAACACTAGTAATAGCGAGTTCTCAATGGTTCCAATGAAGTAATGCTCCCAAGTATCAAAATCGTCTGTCTTCTTAGGCTTTAGAGAGTTATCAAAAACCATGCGACAAGCGTGCAGAATCTCATGCAACAGAGTTATCTGCTTTTTAGTTTTGTGAATATCTGCGTCTACGACAATCAGATTCTTTTCATCAAGCGTGTAGCCATAGGTATTGTCAGTAAGCATTCCATCTACATCAGCGGAACGCTCAATGATATTAAATACCTGAGTACCAACCTTTACGCTGGTTGGCATAGATGATTTCTTCTTTGGACTAGGCGTCGCTGGCATCTTCACTTTCCTTAATCGGTTCTAGGAAGTATCTAGCACAGCACCCGTCGCACTCGTGTCTAGCGTACTGATGTGTTAGGTCGTGCTCACAAACAACGTAGTTCATTGGTTCCTCATTTCGCATTTTTCTACAACATGATGCCCTGATAGGTTTTGGTATTCTTCTGTATAGCAGTCTTGATTCTCTGCAATCCAAAGATAGACAGTAACTCCAAACAGGAGTCCTACAGAGATAAGTAGCAACTTCAAATCTTTATTCATGCGAATCAACTTCTTTTTGCTTACATCTAGCTAAATGCGACTCGCAGTCGTCAGACCAGTTGTACCAGTTCTCGTTTCCGCCTTGACGCGTTGCCCAACCACAAATTGGACATGTCCATCCGTCTGCCATTATTCTTTTCCTTCACAGTTCATAATTGCTGCCTCTTCAGTCTGGTATTTATCCCAGCAGTTGTCCATCTTTCCGACTCCAACCACAAAGAAACCATACAACAAAGAGCCAATCATTGCAACAAAGATTCCAGCAAATACTAGAATCTCTTTCGCACTCATTTTGTCATTCATCAGTTTTCCCCTTAATAACGTTGAGTGCAAAATACCATCCCTTTAGTTCTTCAGTAGATAGAGATGTAGTATCTGCCTCTACTAACAAGCTAATGATACGTTCACGCTCACGCTCAATAGCTCGCTCTCTACCCTTACGGGCTACGTCAATATGAATCCAATTAGTGTCATTCATTAGTTGGCTCCTTAGCGTAATACTTTCCATCTTTTTCAACGATTTTACCCTCTACAATCAGTGCTTCAATTGCTGCTCTAACATCGTCTGACACATGTTCTAATTCTTTCTTAGCGATATCGCTTAGAATAGATGGTGCAACTATCCTGTTAAAGTCTTTTTCAAAGTTTTCATTACTCATTTGTTCTCTCCTTTGAGTACATTAAGAGCAGTCTGAAGTCCATCAACATAACCCTTATTAACTAACATAGGGTTCCTAATCTTCTCAATCTCTTTTGCTATAAGACCAATAAGGCGTTCACGCTCAGAAGCTTGACCAGCTTCAAAACCTAATACAAACGCCCTTGCGTTCGGTTCATTCATGTACATCTCTCCTAATCAACTCAATATACTCAATAATAGCCTTACAACTCGAATGAGTTTGCATTATCTTTGCATCTCTACAAAACACCTTATCACACAGTAAACCGTTAAGCAAGTTAATTACTCTATTACGTTCTTCACGTCTACCAGTCTCCTCACCAGCTAACCAGATAGCCCTGGATTCCTCGTCGTCAGGACTACTCCACATCCATATTCCCCTGAATAATCCCAAGAACCTGCTTTTTTGGACTATCTACGTAATGCTTATAACGCTCACTATTTACATCTATGTAGTCTTGGTCTCTATGCTCGTGGTGTAAAGTTAGTGCGAATCCATCAACTCGCACAAAACCTCTACCTAAAATCTTTATATGAGCCTCGGAGAAAGCATCATCTTCATAACCCCACCCTACAAATCGTTCGTCCCATCCGTTTAACCTTAGGAACGTCGACGAACTCATAACGTAAGCACCTCCAGGATGATTCCACGCTGAGTTCTCACCTTGAACAGCTAATTGCTCAAAAGACAATTCTCCTTTTAATAGGGACGTCGACACTTTTTCAGACAGACGATTGTAAAAGGTGTAAGGCATACATACGTAGTCTTCTTTACTTACTACAGCAATAGCCTTTTCAATAGCTTTTTTATCTAGTAGGGTGTCAGCATCTACGACCAGCAGAACGTCACAGCCGTCTTTGATTGCAGATAAGCACCCTTGATTACGACTACCGGAGACGTTGAATATCTTTGTTTCTTTGTCAGCGTAGTAAACAGTAGAGTTCGGAAATTGGTCCATTAGGCGATTAACAGTTAAGCCAAACGCCTTTACCCTAGTAGGTCTTGCCCTCCAGGGGACTACTATCCCGAGTTTCATAAAACTTACTCATCAATCTTTTCGCCGTTGATTACCCTAATCAAATCTTCTGACCTGAAATGGTCTCGGTACATGAACACACCGTCATCTATTTCAACCCCAGAGCGGTTCTCTTCAATCCACTCAATGATTCTCTGACGTTCCTCGTCAATGCCAATTTGAACACCCATAGCAAAAGAAGCGTCCATAGCATTCTCAGTTGCAATCTGCATCTTCTCCCTAGCGTTTAGGGCATTCGCTACGCTTGTTCCGATAGGCGAGGTGATTTTGTCTTCCGTACTCATTTATGCTCCTTAGTGCATTACTTCTTGTCAGATACTACACTAGCATCAAAGTTATCGATTAGACTTCATTTCCCCAAACATCCCAACCATCCATAGGACGTCTAGCAAACATCTCTAACTTCGCAGCATCAGGGTACAGACGTTCAATCCTTCGGTGGATTTCGTCTGGCTTCCTCGAGTGCTCCATCTTTGCAGCAAGAACCACATGGGGAACACCCTCGTCCGCAAGGGGCAGGGGTCGGCCCTTCGTAACGTTTGAGGCAACAATAACAAACTCCGTTGTCGGTTTTACGACGCTCGGGCGTACGCCTTGTGCGCCGATTGGAGTTAGGTTGTCTTTCTTTGTCTTCACCCATGTGAATGCAATACCTCTGTATGTATACCCCCAGTGGCGGAGTAGGTCTATAGCAAAGTCCAAGCGAGGTGAAGTAACCCACATAAAGATTACGCCAGGCTTGTTTAGAATGCTTTGGATATCCATTGCCATCAAATCTTCATCAGGCATGGTTGGATAGAACTTTGCAGCAGCACCCATCTTGTCTTGTGCACCATAGTAAGACCATGGTGGGTCCATCAAGATGACGTCATACTTCTTATCTGGAAGTGATGTCATGTTCTACTTCTTGTTTATTACGATGTCAAGTCCGTTGTCTGGGTGATATGACCATGAAATAGCAATGCCATCAAATTCATCTGACTGACGTCCCATAAGAGAGTTTGTAGTTTCCATGTTGCTAATAATGTAGCTAGGAACCTTAATCTCAGTTAGTACACAGACAGTGTCATAGATGGTTGCTCCATAACTTTCTTCACCTGTACCGTTGATAATCAGGGATTTTCCACCGTCTGAGACTGTAATTCCAGTGGGGGTACGACACGTATCATAGGCTTTTTGAAAGGTATCAAAACCTACACAACCAGTTAGACCTAGTGTCGCTACTACAGCAACAATACCTGCGGCGACGATTTTAGTTTTCTTCATATTTTCCTTTTGTAGAAGTATGAAAAAAGCCTAGCATACCTACGTATTGTCTATAAGATTCTTCACTGTGGTTGGATACCACTTACCCCCATTTTGACCAAGCACTCCATCAGCATTCAGCCCATCCGCTATCTGACGATAGGTGCGGCCACGACTTCGTTCCAAGTATACCCTATTCTTTACATCATCGGGAGTTTTGTTCTTCGGCCCCATATCAACGCCCCACTTCACCCCACGCTCTCGGCGGTCTTTATGCACGTCTTTCTGACGAGCAGAGATAATCCCACGCTCCATCTCAGCCAATGCACTCATAACAGTAACCACGAATCTCCCCTGATAAGTAGAAGTGTCTAAGTTTAGGTCCAGCATCACCAAACGCCAGTTTTTCCTGTTTGCCCTATCAACAATGTCCAAGAAGTCTGTTGTGCTACGAGCAAGGCGGTCAATACGAGTAACGAACAACGCCTGAGCCTCTCCGGTCTCTAACTGCTTAAGGGCGGCTGTGAGAGCGGGTCTACCAGTAATGCTTTTACCAGAACGCCCCTCCTCACGAATAATCTCCCAACGGGTGAACCCGTGGAACTCAGCAGCCGTTACTAACTGCCTTTCCTGTACATCTAGCGATACGCCATCGTTTACTTGCATTTGCGTAGATACTCTTGTATATAAGAGTGCTAGGCCAGGGTCAGGAGTTTCCATACCTATATTTTACCCCAGAATGAAAACCTTGCTTTAGAAGCCTAGTTTCTTAAGGACGTCGACGACTTTTACCTTGTAGCCATAACTGCCATTAGTGAAGTCATTAGTAATGCCTTGCTTGCCTAAAGAGTAGCCTTTTTCCTCGATAAGGTCTTTCAGGTCCGAAGTACGGATAATAAGCATCCCATTAGCGTTCGGACCAGCACATACCCACCAGTCCGCCTTAGTTGTTCTAATCCCAGAATCCCGTAGGTCCGATTCATCCGACCAGTTGAACTGTTGGCATTCAATGTAGAAGTTTCCGTACTCCCGAGCAAGGTAGTCAGTCTTTACTTCAAACTTAGCTCCGTCAGCCAAATCTCCAAGAAACGTACCAAGTAGTCTTTCACCCACCTTTCCACGCTCTAAATCATGGTCAAAGTCTGGTTGATATCCGTCAGTCATTGCGTTCTCCTTTGTGTTTATAGGACATATCTATAAGGTATCATCTTGTACAACCAAATGCAAGTCCATCTAGGTATAAACCTAAACCTAAGTTTATACAACATATACAAGCATCTCCCCGATTTGCAACAATGAACACCCGAAACTAGTGCGATAATAGAGGGGGAGATACACACACTTTAAAGGAAAACACCGCCATGTCCGCTCAAGACCCTACATATAGAGTAGTTGCCGATTTAGTCATCTCTCCGACCGAAACCATAGTTTTAGGCGAAACCGGCTACATGTACTCAGTTACAGAGCCTAACAGAATTGCGACCATTGGCGACTTAACATCTGCCGTCGGCGGGGTTGATACAGCTTTCACCGTTGCAGGTGGAACTCTAGGGACTCAGCCTACTTTTACTGGAGCACCCTTATTTACTGGTTCTTATGTAAGAACAGGCGACCAAGTCCACTTTAGAATTGACGTTGACATGGACAATATCACTAACTTTGGTAGCGGTCAGTACTACATGGACTTACCATTTCCATCCAAGTACAACTACCAGTTTGCTGCTGGCTGTTTGCACGATATCTCCACTGGTAGAGACTACCCAATCTTTGGACACGTTCTAGCAGGACAATCTCAGATGGTGCTGAAGAGTATTGATGCTCAGGGTAACTCTGCCTACAATGTACCGTTTACTGCAACAGCCCCCGTTACTTTAGATGTAGCAGACAATTTCCACGTCTCTGGCGATTACATTACCGACGCAGAGTAAGTTTGGCAGACCTAGTACTGACTTTCCCTAAGTTTGGACCTTAGTTCCAGAGGTTCCCACTCTTGCGAGTCGTCTCAAGTTTTCACTCTGCTGGTTGGTCGTGTGGACTCAGCAGTAAAGAGCCTTTTGTGGACTGCGAGGAATCGCACCTCGGAAACTCCTTACGGAGCACCTCTCGCTACTTTATTCACAATGGTCAAGTAGCACAGTCCTAAAGTTTATTTAGTCTTTCTCTTAGAGATGGCAATACCTAAATCAAAAAGACCTAGAGTAATAGCAATCGGCAAAAGTGGCAAACTATAAGCAGCAA